GGGGGTTGATTCGCCGCAGCGTGGCCACGGTGGTGCCGTAGCGCTCGGCGATCAGGTTCAAGGTGTCGCCATCGCGCAGCACCAGCACGCTGTGGGGTCTGAGCACCAGCTGGATCGCTTCCCCCAGTAGCGGCTGCACCAGCAGGCTGATCCCGCCGGGGCCGTAATCCGCCCCGAAGTGCATCACCTGGCAGCCGGCGAACTGGGCCCGCCCTCCTGATGGCAGTCCGCCCTCGGGCTGGAGCAGGGCCAGGTCCCCCAGCCACATCACCCCCTGACAGGGTGCCTGCACCGTGCCCAGCAGCGTTGAATCCCAAGGCAATGGAGCCTCGTCGCGGAAGCCTGGGGTGGCCCAGTCCAGCTCGGCCGCCAGCCAATCGAAGGTGTTGCTGGTGCTCACCGGCAGGATCGCCGCGCGGCAGAGGTAGCCCCGCAGGAGCACATCGCCCGGGTCGGTGAGGGCGGTGTCGTTGTAGCCGCTGACGATGCCGCTCTGCTCGAGAAAGCATTCGATCACGTGCCGGCGGATCGGAATGGGGTTGCGGCTCTCGGGCCGGTCCACCTCGAACAGGCAGAGGCGGGCGTTGGCGTAGGGCTGCAAGGCCAGCCAGAGAGGCGCGGCCGCCTGCTGGGCCACCTTGCTGTCGATCGCCGGGGTGGCTGCAGGAAGAGACACCAGCTGGCCCCAGAGCGGCGCACCCCGCAGGGGGTTAAGGCCCTGGTTCAGCGGCGAGAGGGGCTGCTCCATCGCTCAACCCCGCACCAGGGATCCCTGGAAGGGGTCGAGGTTGCACTGACGCCAGTTCTGCAGCCGCGGCAGCAGCAGTGCCAGCTGGCCGATGTGCTGGCTGCGCTGCTTCCCCAGCACCACCACCGGCGACGGTCCCGCAGGGTTCCACTCGGTGTCGGTCTCTTCAAGCAGCAGCTCAGTGGCGTACTCCACCACCGCCAACTTGCTCAGCGGCAGCGGGTTGGGCACCACGCCACCGGCAACGCCCTTGCGCCGGCTGCGCACCGGACTGTTCACCTCCGCCGGCGTCAGTGCGGCCAGCTGCTCATTCAGCAGCGCGATGGCATCGAGGTGGGCATGGGCGGTGCAGACCCCCGTGGGGTAGTGGGTCTGCAGCTGAGCCATTTCCCGGTTCAGGGCCGCCAGGGCTGCACTGGTCACCGGGATGGAGAGGGCAATGCGCAAGGCCTCGGCATCACCGGGACGCCAGGTGCAGGTGGGTGGGGAGGACTGGGTCATGCCCTCCCTTGCCAGATCAGCTGCCCCCGTTGTGCTCGCTCAGCCCCAGCTGCTGGCGCAGCTCCACGCCGTCGATCACCCCCCGCTCATGCAGCACCAGCCACTCCTGCACCGAGGGCTGGGGTTTGCGCGGCGGCTGGGGCGGCACCAACGGGCAGATCTCCACGCTGCAGGCCAGCGTGTCGGAGAGCTTTTCGCCGGTGAGACGGGTCCACTGGCGCAGCAGGGTGCTGAGCATCGAGGCCTTCTGGCCCGCCAGCGACTGCAGCACCGCAAAGCTCTGGCCGGCAGTCAGGGAAATCTCCAGCTCGGTGCGGGCTGGACCGTGGCCACCAGCAGGGATCAGGGCGTCGCGGCGCATGGCTTCTTCCAGCTGCTGCAGGTAGGCCCGGTGCTCCGCCAGCGAGCGGGCTTCTATTTCCACCCACTGGAACGTGGCGCCCTCCGGCAGGTCCATGAAGGAGGTGGTGGAGAGCACCAGGCGTTGAGGGCGTTGGCCTTCTGCACCACCGGTGGCTGCTCCCGAGCCGAGGGCCCCATCGCTGCGGCGGAAGCCGTAAGCATCCACCAGGCCGGTGCGCACGCCCACTGGCAGGGCGGTGCGCGACAAAAGATCTTCGTATTCGCTGCGGCAGCGGTAGTGGTTGAGGTACTGGTGGGCCAGGCCCAGGTGGGGCAGGTCGCCCTCGCCAAAGGCGGTGCCATCCACTGAGTACCAGAGGGCCGGCAGGTCAAAGCGCTGGGGCATCCGTTCCGGCTCACCGACCGGCACCACGTCGTAGCCATCGACCGCGCCGGGGTTGGGGTTGGCCTGCCAACTGCGCAGCACCAGTCCGTCGTCCGTCACCGTGAGGCTGCGGTAGAGCCAGGCCTGCGGGTCAGGCACCAGGCCGCCGTGGGCGTCGATCAGCACCGTGGGCACAGCGGCATTGCCGCTGGCAAAGCGGGGCGGCAGGGCCTGGCGGCGTGGCTCCCGCCAGACGATTTCCACCGGCCCCGACGCCGGAGCGCCTGTGGTGGCATCGGTGGGCAGACGCCAGTTGAGCAGGTCTCCCCGTGGCACCAGTTGCAGCCTCGGCAGCGAGAGCCGGTCGCCCTTGGCGAGGGCCTCCAGCCGGTCTCCTTCTGAAGGCCAGCGGTGCTGGGGTGGCAGTTGCAGGATCAGGCAGCCGCCATCGCGCAGGGTGAGCAGGTCGGCCAGGAACAGGAACACCCCCAGGTCGGTGCCCTGGCCATCCACATCGGTAGCCACCCGGGTCAGCGAGTCGGGAAGCTCCTGCCAGGCCAACCGCGACAGCATCCCCGCGTAGGTGCGCAGGGCATCGCGGTAGAAGCCAGTGGGCCGGGCGGCCTCCAGTCGCTTGAGATAGCAGGTCTCGGGTTCCTCGATGCCGCGGGGGAGGTACACCGGCCGTCGGCTGGTGCCGTCAGGGAGCTCCAGCAGGGTCCAGCAGTCGTAGACCAGCTGCAACCGATCCCGCAGGCCGCTGAGGGTGGGGTGCTCACTCCAGGGGGGCTGCTCAGGTGGTTGGGTCTGCAGTGCCGCTGGGGAGGCATGGCTGCTGGAGGTGGCTGACCTGCGGCGGCGGGTGGTGGGCACTGGCAGTTGGTGGGGTCACAGCCCTTGCCAGACGCAGAAATGCGCGAATGGCGAGAACCTTGCAGAGTCTGAATGATTCTTTTCGGCCAACACTATTCAAACCAGCAGCCCAGACAAAGAGACCTTGTGTTCTTATCTAGATTTTGTGAAGGCTCAGGCGAGATGGTCTATCTATCTGAGATCTATTGCGGCACAGTGAAGCTAGATTGTTGTTTAAAGACTACGGCATCTCGTGCGGTCCGGCATGGGCCTGGCTATCTCTTGGCGATGACCCGCCCACTTGGCATTGTGCGCATAGGATGTAAATCCGAATCTACATAAATTCAATATCAAAGTAGCATGGTTCGAATTGCGTTCATCCATCTATTTGATTGAGCCCTTTGTGGGTCTGCTTCAAAGATGTGCGAACTTTTTTGATATCTTCTGCAAGCTCCATGTCCTCTGGCTTCGTGCCACTAATTTCAAGCATTGTCTTTCTTACCTTTTTGCCGACATCTTCAGCAACTCGTTCGGCGTTGCTCTGGCCACGGACTTGGTCGTTCTTTAGCTTAAGTTCAGTTTGCGTCAACCGGAAGAGATTGGCGGCAAGTTCATCTTTACCCATAAAGTCCAACAATGACCGATTTGGTTGCTGCAGCCCCTTGTGCTTCTTTAGCTGACTTAAGTTCATGTTATACATGCCTCTGTAGCCTGCGTTCTGGAATAAAGCAAAACCCTGGTCAGAAACGCCAGCGGTCCTGGCGGCGGAGTTCAATGCCTTCTCGTGGGATGAGACCTCTTCTCGAATAAGCACCCGTTCAACATCCTCGGCATTGTCAACATACCTCCTAATTGTTTCTGCTGTGGCCGCGAAAAAGGCTTGTGCTTGAGCAACCTGCAACTTCTTGGGGTCAGCATTCATGGCCACCAAGTAGCAAGCAAACCTAGACAATCGAAAGTCCTTCTCAGGTCGGCCGTCGATTTCAACAGTAGTTTGCTGAAAGTTCTCGGAAACATCAATATCCAAGGTAGTACAAGTGGAAATCGCTTTATTGATTGCTTTCCGGAAAGACTCGTAAGACTCATATCCGAGCATCACCATATAATCGCGAGCCGACCAATGAGTAAAGCCATTGACATCTTTGGCTAAATCGTTAAAGTTAGGGCTTTCCTGTTCAAAGTGAAAAACGTTTTGGATGAAGGGGCCTGGGCTGGTCTGTTCGTCCATGCTGGTTTTCGGTTGGCAACTGGCTTCTGACATTATACAAGGACCAGCAAGAGCTCATTTCTTCAGATGGCCCCACGAAGATTGCCATTAAATTCATGCACTGAGACACGAAATAACGGTGGTCTCTTGAGTGAAAATCAGCCATAAGCCTTGGATTAGGGGCCACTGCCATTGGATGGTCTCCAGTAGCTGTGCGAGGCACTGGTGGGCCTAAAGCTCTTGTCAGTGTTCGCCACTATTTCACGACTACGCATAACATTGTCATTTGCGAGGGTCGCCACCTTGGGTCTTCTTTTGCTCATGCAGTCTCTCTCTGGCCAGGTGATGGCAATGTTCCATCAATTGGAAAAGCAATCACTCGCGCTGAGCATGCCTCAGTGATCTGAACCCACTGCTCGCGATTGATGCCCATTCGCTCCAGCATCTCTTCTAATCTCACTCCTGAAGTGATCAACCGCTGCCCTCGCGCATGCAGCTCCCGCCAGGTCGGCGGCACCTTGAGCAGGAAGCCGTTGTCCCGCATGAAGTGGGTGATCTCCCCATTGGCGTAGGTGCGGCCATAGGGGCGGAATGGCCCCCGTGAGGGGTCATACCGGCGCGCCGCTTTGATCAGGCCGATCATCGCCAGCTGCAGCAGGTCCTCCTTGGGATGGACCGTGCGCCGGGCAAAGTTGCCGGCGATCTTCTCCGCCAGATCCATGTGCTCCAGAGCCAGGGCATCGGCCGCGGCATGGGGCCGCATCGGACGCTGGCGACGGGGTCTGCAGCGCGGTGGCCGCTGACCCTGCGCTCTGGGGTGGTGACGCTCCGGTTCCTGCAGGTTGATCACCAGCTGCTCTGCCCGTGCATGGCACGCCGGCCGGCGGTAGCGCCGTTGCCGCAGCATCCGCTCTGCCCCAGAGGCATCGCCGATGAGCACCACCGTGATCGGCAGGACCAGCTGCACCACGACCGGCGCCAACACGGCAGCTCCTGGGCTCTTCCCCAGAGATGGCGTGGGATGTTCCCGCACCGCGGACACCATCGGCACGCTCATCGGCTCACAAGCAGCGGCGTCACCACCGGCTGGATGCCCTGGGCCTTCCAGTAGCGGCCCTCCAGCCAGAGGGCGCCGTGGCAGAAGGCGTCCACCAGATCCTTGCTGCCCTTTGGGAAGCGGATCGCTTCCTCCACCAGCAGCTGGGCGCGATGGTGGAAACGGATCTGCCCCGCCTCCACCAGGGGGGCGACGGCATGGGCGCGGGTTTCCTTGCTGCCGCGAGCGGTGATCGGCAGCATCCCCGGCACGCGGCGCCTGAGCGTCTGCAGCACTGCCGGGCCGTTGGCGGCGTCCTCGATCAGCACGGCATTGGGACGCAGGCCCTGCTGCTCCAGCGCCTCCAGGCAGCCCAGCAGGAAGCGGATCACCTCGGGTAGACCAAAACGGTGCCGGGCGGCCCAGAGCACCTCGATCTCCAGTGCCGCCGGGGCCATCTGCCCCTGAGGTTCACCCGATCGGGGGATGGCAGAGCGGGCCGGTGGTGCCAGCAGGCCCACCAGGCAGAAGCCGCAGTAGTCGCTCTCCGCCTCCCCCTTGAAGCTCAGGTCACACGAGAGGGCCAGCAGGGCGTACTGCCGCTGGCTGCCGTCTTCGCGGGGGAAAGGCGGCCGGATCCACTGCCTCAGGAAAATAGATCCGCTCGCCGGGCTGGGCCGCTGCTGATACAGCGCCGCCCACCAGTAGGCCCCCAGCCGGGCCCTGATCTTGAGCAGTTCCGGCAGGGGGAACCGCTCCGGGCACAGGGCTTCTCCTGGCTGGCGCCAGTCGGGGATCAGGGTGCAGGTCGGCGGCAGCTGGGGACGATCGGCCGGGTCTTCCGCGATGGCCGGCAGATCCAGCACGGTCCAGTGCTGCGGGGCCTCGCCCAGCTCCTGCTCCAGCAGCCAGCCGATCACGTCCTGGTGGTCCCAGCGGGTGAGCACCACCACCTGGGCCGAGAGGTTCGGCTGCTCCATGCCATCAGGCCCGAGCACCGCTGCTGGTTCGGCTCGCGTCAGCCACACCGAGCGCAGCCAGTCAATCAGCTTCTGCCGCAGCACCGGGGACGCGGCATCGCCCGGACCCTTGTAGGGGTCATCGATGATCCCCAGGCTGTAGCCCTTGCCCGTGAACGGGCCATCCACACCGGCTGCGATGCAGCCGCCCCGCTGACGGGTCAGCCAGTTGCCCACCGCCGCTGAATCGCGGGCCAGCAGGTGACCGGTCACCCGGTAGAAGTGGCGGGCTTCCCTGGAGTGGGCATAGGCCAGCTCCGCCGAGTACGACGCAATCGCCGCGAAGAGCTGCGGGTACCGCTGCAGGAAGTAGGCCGGGAACAGCTTGGAGACCAGGAGCGATTTCCCCAACCGGGGAGGACAGGTAACGATCAGCCGGCTCAGCTGGCCTTCGGCAACGGCCTGCAGCAGGTCGATCAGTACGTCGGCCCAACGGTGGAAGCCGTAGCGGGGGTAGGCCTCGGCGATGAAGCTGCGCAGGGTCTGGGGTTCGGAAGGCTCGGCTGCGGTGGCCGTGGGGAGGTACAGCAGGCCACCGTCGCCCCAGGGGTCGAGCTCCGGCAGCAGCAATCCGCCTTCGGTGGGGGCGGCAGGCTGGAGCACCGGTGCTGGCATCGCGGTGGCAGTGGTGGCGGTGCTCGCCGTCATGCCCGTGGCTCCGGCGGCTTGATCGGTGCCCGCAGCAGCCCGCCGATCTCAGCGATCACCCGGAAGGCGCCAACGGCAGCATTGAACTGGCCCGCATCCATTGCCCGGCGGGCGCAGTCATTGAGGGCAAAGATCTGCTCGGCCTGGTGTCGGCGGCGATCAGAGATCAGCTCCTGAACCATGCGCTCACGCGCAAGATTGAGGTAGCGGTTGACCGTCTGGGTGTTGTGGATTCCCCAGTTCTCACGAGCATTTTCAATGATCTGCACCAGCGGTAGGCGCTGGGCCACCCAGAGCTGTGCCTGAGCAATGCGCCGTTCCACCTCCAGCCGCGAGGGCCTGGGGGTCAGTTGAACTGCCACACCCTTGGGGCGACGCGGTGGATTGGCATGGCCGATCGGCCGGGCCGGATCGGTGGGCTCGTAGATCGGCTGACCGTTGTCGTCCTCCGTACTGGCCGCAGCGCGCAGCTCCTCCACCGGATCGGCGGAAGGCAGAGCGTGGGTACGCGGCGGCATCAGCTCAGAACGGTTGGTCCTGGGTCTTCGGGGGGCGGATGGTCCAGAAGGGCTTGCCGCGCTTCTCCGTCGCACTCCCCTGCTGGATCGCCGCGTCCTTGGCGGCCTTGAGCTGCTGTTCGATGTGCTGCACAGCTGCCGGGAACTCGTAGCTCAGCCGGCCAGGACTGTGGCAGAAGGCCCAGTCGTTGTGGGAGAAGGAAGGATCCAGCCGGCCGGCGGCCATCGCGTCGCTGAGGGCCTCCAGTAGCGGTTCGAGCTGCTGCTCCAGCTGCTTCTGCTGGGCCTTGATCGCGGTCAGCGCATCCAGCAGGCCATCGACGCCATCGGCTGCTGGGGGAGTCGTTGCAACAGGAGCAGAAGCGGCAGCCATCACCAGAACAGAGCAGCGAGCAGGCCAGCAGGGCATAGCCCAGCACTCGGCTCACTGTATGGGCTCTGTTCTAAGAGCCGCAAGCACAAGGGCTGTTAGTTCCTAATGGTTCTGGCTGCTAGTCAGAAGGGCCTGCGGGCGAGGCAGTAGCGGCTCCAGGCGGCGGCCCAGGCCGCCAGGCACTGCTCACGGCTGTAGAAGGTGCTGGTGAATGCTTCACTCGGCTTGCTCCAGATCGTCTGACCCAGCTCGTAGTGGTTCCCCTGGGCGGCCTCGAGCACCATGTAGCCGCCCAGCTGGGCGGCGGTGGAATAGGGCCTGCCGTGGGCCGAGAGGGTCTTGAGGTCGTAGAGCACCCGCACCTCGCGTCCCCGCCGCTCGCTCAGCGCCGGCGACACGTAGGCGCCATCGAAGGCCCCGGCCACGTTGCGGGTCAGGCAGCAGCTGAGCCGCTCGCTGGCGATCACCTCCACCTCATCCCAGAGCGGCAGCTGCAGCAGCGGCAGGATCCAGTCCCGGTACGGGTGATGGCCCGGCAGGGTCTCGACTTCCAGCAGGGCATCGGCTGCGCTCTTGCCCACCAGGAAGCGGGCCTGGCTGTAGTGCTCCAGGGCCGCATGCACGGTGGTGCCGCGGGGCTCCCAGATCGGTCGCTTGGCCTCGATCGAGCGTTTGGCGGTCTCGCTCAGCCCGTGGGCCAGCACACCGGTGATCGACACCGGGAACAGGTGATCCCCCAGCCAGTAGCGGTGCGCTGCCTCATCCCGCCAGAGGCCGGGGATGGGATCCAGCCAGGTCGTCGTCAGCATGGCCGTTTCACCTGCAACGGGCTGTGACAGCAAGCGTCACAGCCGAAAACCCGCTCCAGAGCAGGGATTGAGCAGACCCTGTGACGTTGTAACCCTCTTTCTATAAATAGAAGCATTAGCAAGCAGCAGTGTGTCCTTACGCAGGTGTGCATGGGTGTCTGTGTGTGTGTGAGGGTGTCTTCCCCCGGCGAAAAGCGTTACAGCGTTACAGCCGCCGTGATCGGCTGCGCCGCAGTCGATCTGGGCATAACGGTGGGGTGTTGCGGGGTGTCATGGCTGTGACGGTGAAGCTCAGAGAACCGCCAGTGGGATCGCCACCGCCCGCGTGACCATGCCAGCGCCGCAAAAGCGCACCGGCCCGCGCCGCTGAGCACCGGCCAGGCGCAGCAACACCACCGCCCAGCCATGGGCCCAGGCCGACTCCCGCAGGATGTGGGCAATCGGCTCGGCCGTGTTGCTCACCAGCAGATGGGGCGGCTCCAGCCGCAACCCCTGGCGAGCCAGGGCCTGCGCAGCCAGCTCGGCGCTGATCTCCAGGTCATGGGCCTGGTGGGCAGCCAGCTCCACCAGTTCGCCGATCGTGCGGGTGACGCTGCGATCGGGGCACTCCACCCGCAACTGGTGCTGCAGCACCGTCTGGATGCAGCGCTGCTCATCGCTGAGCTCGGTGCTCTGGCTGTAGCTCTCCCAGTCGTGGCAGGCGATGCACTCCTCCGCCTCCTCCTGGGTGGGGACGACATCGCTGAGCAGCGACCAGGCCCCGGCCATCAAGGTGCCGTACTGATCGCCCAGCCGCTGGGAGTCGAAATGTCGGGCCGCCGCCCGGGTGAACACCCCTTCCGCCTGGCGAATCATCGGGATCAGGCCCACGGTGCGGGCGATCAGCCGCCGGCCCAGCTCGCCAGAGATGTGGCGGTCCAGGTCCCGATCAAGCGATGCCCAGTGCAGCTCCCGCTCACCCTTGGGCAGCTCGGCGGGGTTGCGCAAGGTGAGCTGGGCAAAGCGGCTGCGGTCCGCTCCCTGCTTGAGGGCGGTGGCGATCGAGCTGAGCAGGAACATCGAGCGCACCCGATAGCGGCTCACCTCCCCGCTCGGGGAGCCCTTGAGCAGGGCGGCCCCGCTCTCGCTGCTGGCCACCCGCGCCAGCGACAGGATCCCTTGCATCCGCTGCTGATCCGGCCGCTCGTTGCTCTCCGCCTCGTCGAACACCACCGGCACAGCATCGGAGCAGATCGACTGGCGCAGCGCGGCCTCTGTGGTCGAGCCACTCACCAGCAAAGCGAAATCCCCCAGCAGGGGGGTGATGTAGCGATCGAGGATCGCGCTCTTCCCCGAGCCAGCACCGCCGGTGAGCCACACATGGGGCCGCCAGCGCAGCGAACCGCAGATCGGGCTCAGCACCACCCAGCCCACCAGCAGGGTGCCGGAGGCGGGCACGTCCCAGTGGAAGCGGCTGGCGATGCTCACGATCACCGCCGCTTCCTTCACCGACAGCGGCTCCACATCGCCCGGCCCATCGAGCCGCGGCATGCGCTGGTAGACGTAGCGCGAGCGAAAGGGAGTGGTGATCAGGTGCTCCCCCTCGGGGGTGACGAGCCGATCGCCGAGGTGCAGCAGCGGCCGACCGTCATCCCACCAGGCCCCACGGCCGCGGATGCGATCGGGGGTGAAAAGCCCGGCGGCAATCGATCGCTCATAGAGGTCACTGGCCACCGCCGACCAGTTCACGCCGGTGCGGCTCGGGTAGAGGGTTTCCCAGTGGGCCAGCGGCGCCAGCGCCACCAGGTGGGTGGCGGTGTGGGCTGAACGGCTCAACCGCAACACCTGCCCGGTGCGCCCCGAGCGGTAGTAACTGGCCTCGCCGTCGTAGCCGAGGCACTGAAATGGCGCCCCGGCACCGGCAGGGGGCTCAGCGGAAGCAGGCTCCTGCTCGTCAGCATTTGATGCCTCCACCGCGGCTGCTTCCGCTGCAGGTAGGGGCTGCACCCACTGCTGCAGGCGCTCGGCTGCTTCTGCCGGGCTCCAGTCGACATCAGCCAGATCCCAGCCCTGCGGCAGATCGGCCGGAGGGTCCACCAGCTGCACACTGCAGCCCTGCTCGCGCAACAGAGCGGCCAGCCGCGCCATGGCCTTGCGGCCCGGCGCGTCGGCATCGGGCCAGAGCGTCACCGCCTGCCCCGCAAGCGGCTGCCAGTCGGCCTTGCCGATCGCATTGGTGCCGTTGGCCCAGCTGATCACCACGTGATCGGGAAACAGCAGCGCAGCGGCATCGGCCGTGCCCTCCCCCTCCACCACCAGCACCGGTGCGTCTGGGCGTTGGCTCAGGCCCGGCAGCCCGTAGAGCGGCCGTGGGGCAGGCCACTCGCAAGAAAAGGGATCACGGCGGCTGGGGCGGTGCCAGCCTCCATCGAGCCAGACCCGATGCAGGAAGGCCTTGCGACCCTTGCCGCCTAGGCAGAGCCGCTGGATCCAGAACAGCTGGGCGCCGCTGGCATCGCGATAGCACCACTGGGAAATTGCACCCCGCTCCAGCTCTGGCGGCGCGGTCTCAGCAGGGGGCAGCTCGGGTTGACGCCAGGGTCGACTGGCGTGGCCAGGGAATCCTGTCGCGGCAGGGGGCTTGCCGCTGGCACCGTTGCTTGCTGACACCACCTGGGGCCGGTGCCGGCCATCCCCCTGCGCCTCAACACCGAGATAGCGCTCTACCTCTTCGCAGGCCTGACGGAAGCTCCAGCTGCGCACCCGCATCAGCAGATCCATGCCTGTCCCCCCACCGCCCAAATGGTCTTTGCCACCGCACTGGTTGCAGAACCAGGAGCCGTTGCCGTCCCGGTCGTCAAAGCGGTAGCGATCCCGGCCCCCGCAGGCAGGGCAGGGCTGGTGGCGATTGCTGAGCTGCTCAGGGTGCAGCCCCGCCAGCACCTCAAGGATGTCCCTCCAGCGACCTGAGGCCGCTGTCATCACGTCGGTTGCCATGGGTGTCGCCGCGGCTCAACGACGCTCAGCAGCTGCCGCCAACACAGGCCCTGGCATGGCCAGACCGGCCCGCTCTGCCGCGATCGCGGCGTCGATCACCTGGCGCAGGACCGCCGAGCGACTGAGGGCGCCGTGGGAGCGGCGCTGGTCAAGCCAAGCCAGCTGCGCCTCGGTGATGGAGACGCTCAGGGGCGGCGCAAAGGAAGCCATGGATGCCTGAAGTTCTGAGCAGAGCCTAAGCGTACCCGGCAAGGCTTGATAAGTTGAACATTGCTGAGCCCCCTCTGCTCGGCGCCAAGCCTGTCGTCATGTTCATGGCCCCGATCGTCCTGCGCGACTACCAGCAGCAGCTGCTGGCCGATCTCCGCGCCGCCCTCAAGGTCCACCGCCGGGTCTGTGCGGTCATGCCCACCGGTGCGGGCAAGGGCCAGACCATCGGCGCGATCGTTCAGGGCGCGGCAGGTAAGGGCCGGCGGGTGCTGGTGCTGGCCCACCGGGCTGAGCTGATCGAGCAGCTCACCGGCACCGTGCGGGCGTGGGGGCTAGAGCCCGATGTGATCGCTCCTGGCCACAGGCTGCAGGGCCAGCAGGTCGCCGTGGGCTCGGTGCAGACCGTGGTCCGGCGGCTGGAGCAGTTGCCGGTACCGGATCTGATCATTCAGGACGAGGCCCACCACCTGGTGGCCGGCAATGTCTGGGGCCGTGTCATCAATGCCTGGCCTGACGCCCACCTGATCGGCAAGACCGCCACGCCCGAGCGCCTCGACGGCAAGGGGCTGGGCGTGGAGGCCGGCGGCTATTTCGAGGCCCTGGTGCTGGGGCCCTCAGCAGCCTGGCTGGTGGAGCAAGGCTGGCTGGCGCGGCCCCGGGTCTTCTCCTGGCCAAGGGCGCGCAACAGCAAACTCCGCCGGCGGATGGGCGACTTTGACCTGGAGCAGGCGGCACGCGCCTTTGGGGACCGGGCCGCCATCGGCGATGCCGTCTCCCACTACCGCCGCCGGCTGCACCCCGGCACAGCGATCTGCTTTTGCTGCACGATCGAGCACGCCGAGCAGATGGCCGCGGCTTTCCGCAGTGCAGGAATTCGCGCCGCCTCGGTGAGCGGCAGCACCCCAGCGGAGGAGCGCAAACGCCTGATCGCTGGCCTCGGCACCGGCGAGGTGGAGGTCCTCACCAGCTGCATGATCATTTCCGAGGGCACCGACATCCCCTCGGTTGGGGGTGCGATCCTGATGCGCCCCACCGCCAGCCTGTCGCTGTACTTGCAGATGGTCGGCCGGGCCCTGCGGCCTGCACCGGGAAAGAGCGAGGCGGTGATCCTCGATCACGTCGGCAACGCCCATCGCCACGGCCTGCCCACCGATGAGCGCGAGTGGAACCTGGCGGGCCGCCGCAGGCGCGAGGGGGTCTCGATTCCGATCAAGGACTGTCCGGTCTGCTTCTGCAGCTGCCCCAGCGCAGCCCAGCTCTGCCCCGACTGCGGCCATCTGTTCCTGACCGACGAGCGCGATGAGCAGCGCCGCGGGCTCCAGCACGTCGAGGGCGAACTGGTGGAAGTCACAGGTGCAGCTCGCCACCGGCCCAAGCCCAAGCAGCAACAGCAACGGCCGCGGCGCACGCACCCGGCCGCGGGCTGCCGCACCTTCGAGGAGCTGCTACAGCGCGAGCAGGAGCGGGGCTACAAGCCTGGCTGGGCCAGGCATGTGTGGGCGGCACGGCAGCGCACAACGACCAAAGGCAGTACGCTTTGACGTACGGGCAGCAGGGGCGCCATGACCACCGTTTCAGCCACAGAAGCCCGCAAGCGGCTGTACGCCCTGATCGATGAGGTGGGTCAGTCCCACGAGCCTGTGCAGATCACCGGCAAGCGGGGCAATGCCGTCCTGCTCTCGGAAGACGACTGGCGTGCCATCCAGGAGACCCTGCATCTGGTCTCGATCCCAGGCATGCGCGAATCGATCCTGGAAGGCATGGCCACCGAGGTCTCCGAGCTGAGCAGCGAACCGGGCTGGTGAGCTGGGCCGTTCTGTTCACTAGGCAGGCCCAGAAGGACGCCCGCAAGCTCGCCTCCGCTTCTCCGGCGCTCAAGCAGAAAGCCCAGGCCCTGCTGGAACTCCTGGCCGTTGACCCCTACCAGCAGCCACCGCCCTATGAAGCCCTGGTCGGGGAGCTGCGCGGAGCCTGCTCACGGCGCATCAACATCCAGCACCGACTCGTCTACCAGGTGCTGGAAGAGGAGCGGATCGTGAAGGTGCTGCGCCTCTGGACCCACTACAAGTAGGCGCGCCGTTCGCTGACAGCCAGCCCGGCAACAGGAGGCATGGCCTCCTCCTCCCCCAGCGAACACGAGATCCAGCAGCGCATCCGCCTGGCCTGCGGCCGGGGGCCAGTGCGGCTCTGGCGCAACAACACCGGCGCCCTGGTCGATCAGGAGGGACGCTTTGTGCGCTTCGGGCTGTGCAAGGGCAGCAGCGACCTGATCGGTCTGCGCTCCCTTGAGATCACGCCCGAGCTGGTCGGCCAGCGGCTCGCTCAGTTCGTCGCCCTTGAGGTCAAGACAGCCCAGGGCGTGCTCAGCCCGGAGCAGCGGGCCTTCCTGCGCCTGGTGGAGGAGCTCGGGGGCCTGGCCGCGGCCTGCCGCTCAGTAGAGGAAGCCCAGCAGTTGCTTGGCGCGCCGAGGCAAGTGCCGCTGGGACACTGATGGATCCGGCAGAAGTGCAGCAGCGGTTGAAGCGTCTCGCACAAGCCCACCCTGGCGAGCACCCCTACACCCTGGCTCTGAAATTGCAGGCAGAGACAGGGAAGATCATCACTGGTCAGCTCGCCAAGCAGATCCTGCTGAGGCTTGAGCCTGACCGGCCCTGGCATCGCAGGACATGACAGGGCGTGGCTAGGAGTGCCAAGTTTGCCGTATGGTTTTGGGATCCCATTCAGGAACCTGAACGTGGCCATCACCTACGCGGAGCTGCTTGAGCACCAGGAGGAGAACCGCGCAGCGTTCGGACGGATGCTGCTCAACTGGCGCAGGCTCAACGGCTGGACCCAGTACACCGCCTGCAGCTGGGCCGAGGAGGCGGGTTTTGATGCGATCTCCTACGGCAACCTCTCGGTGATCGAGCAGGGCAAGGCTGGTGAACTGCGCCAGAAGGCGTTCTGGCAGTTGGGTGAACTGAACCGCCGCATCGCCGCGAAGGACTGGGGCCCGG